TCTGGATACTTACTTCTTCTAATATAATTTTTGTTTTTATCTAATCTTTTTATAGTAGCAATAATGCTATTAAATTGTTGAGTATCACTTTTAATACTTTTAGTTAGCCTGTCCAATGAGGACTCAAAATCATCTAATTCAGCTTGAGACATTTCTTGTGTTTCTATAATGGTATTTCCTTTATCATCAGTCTTTATTTGACCAGGTTCTACAGCAATTAAATTTTTAAACCAATTGTCCATTACCATATGATTAGCTGTCGTCATATGATATTCTCTTTTATTATCTAAAAATTCTTTATCTGCTATTTTTACTGCAATTCTATCTAAATAATTACCACCCTGACCTTGAGCAATATTCTGTATCCTACCTTTAGTCTTATTAAAGAAGTCATTTTTTGGATTAATTAACTTATCTAAATATTCATTATTTGCTTCATCTAAATTTTTTCTTTTCCAAGACTTAGGAAAGAAGTGTCTATTTAATGATTTATATATATCTTCATGAAACTCTTTAAATGCTTTACTACCAATAGCCATATCATAAAAACTTGTCTTTCTTTTCTGTCCACCTTCGTAAGTATCATCTCCAAAAGAAGCTAGTAATTTATTTTGTTGATTTAAAAATTCTTTAATAACTAGTTTATCTGCTTCATTTAAAGCTACTTCTCTATATATACCATCACTATCTAGTTTAAATCTTTGGAATATCCTTATTCTTCTTCCATCTCCATTTCTACCCCTAGCATATATTTCTCTAGAATCTTGTGCATCTGCATTCTTAGGACTTAATGAGTTATCTAAATCAGGAAATAAAAATTTATCAGACCACTCATATAAATTATTACCAAGTTTCTTATTAAATTTATTTGCTCCATCAATAACATATTGAACTTCTAAAGCAGCCCTTTGAAAGTAAGAAAGTGATTCTGTATCCATTGTAATTATTTCAGTATTATTACCATCGCTATCTTTACCTGCTTCATATAAAACTCCAGGTCCTACTAGTTCACCATTAACATTTTGCCTTATTATATTTCTCCACTTTCTATCATTTAACTTCTCTATCTTATCTTCTTCTGATTCATATCTTAAATGACTTATATCAGTTAAGTTTTGTACATAATTAAGTTTTCTATGTGTTTTTTGTACAATACCTATTCCTTTTTTAAATGCTATACCATTACCTATTTTAGATAATATTTTACTTCTTGAAGTAGTTGCATCTAAACCAAATGTAAAATCTGAATCTTCTTGAAGTTTAGATATATCAACACCTTGAACAAAGTGAGCATCGTTTCTTTTTATATAATCAAACATATAATCACTATGTGCAAAAAAGTAATCTACTTTATCAGCATCATAATCACCTTCATATATATTAGCAATATCATAACTATTTATCTCTACTGCTAGCCCAGTATCTTTATCTAAAAATCCCTTTAATCCCAGTAAAGTAATATCATTAGGTCTTGTTCTTGGGTTTCTTCTAGATATGATTCCTAATTGGTATCTACTTTTAATACCTTCTTTTTCTAAATCTTTATTATATTTTAATAGAACTCCATGAATAGCTTCTAGTGTCATTGCATTATCAAATTGTTTGTCAAACTCTTTATCAAACTCTTTGTTATCATATTGCTCTATCTTTTTTAAATCTTGTTTAAACTCTTCAATAGTAAATACTGCTTCGTTATTTACAATACGTATTTTCTTTCTACCTAACTTAGTTAAATCAGATTCTCTTTCTGCATCAGGTAGCATTATTTCACCCCTAAGAATCATCTTTCTATCTTTATTAAATAAAGTTGGTAGTAATCTAGTTTTTAATTTACCACCTTGATGAGCTCCAGCAGTTTGTACAAGAGGTCCTTGACCACCATATCTAAAAGCATCTTGCTTATCTTCTGCGTATACATTATTAACTATTGCTCTTCTATTGCTAAATATATTATCAATATATACTTTAGATAAATACTTGTTTACTTGAGCAGAACTATAATCATTAGGGTTAGCACCTCTATCTAATTGTAAAAAGTATACAAAGTTACTAAGATTTTTTAATGCTCCATCTTCTGCATCGTCAGGTATGTTACCTTTGTTTAATTGCTCTAACATAAAACTTCTTAACTTAAATGAATCTGATTTAATATTATCCATATAAGCAAGGCTAGCATCTAATTCATCTACCATCTCTCTAAAAGCTGCTTCATGTTCTCTTCTATTCATATAGTTATAATCTGCATCTGATTCACTAGCAGATATTCTAACAGCTTCTTTTTCTGGTCTTAATCCTATACCATCTAAATCTATTTCTTTTACAAGGTTTGAATATGTCTCACCGCTTTTTTCACCAATTTGAAAATCATTTAATTCATTCCATCTAATATCTCTTATAATAGATATATCTGTTCCTTCTTTGTCTGTTTTAACATCATATGCTTTAGCTCCACTTTTAGTAAGTAGAACATCAACAGGATTTTTTTCAAAAAACTTACTTAAGGAAGGACTGTAAACAAATAATGTTTTACCATATAATAATGTTTTACCTTCACCTTGAGATGATATAACAGGTTTTATTGGACTTTTAGAATTAGGACTATGACCCATAATAGTGTGCATTTCCATCATCATATCTTTAGATAAAAATGATATACTATCAAAAGCTGAAACATCTGCGTGAGCATCGCCTATAGTATGTTTTGTACTAAAATTTTCTAACTCAGGATATTGGTCTTTATATTCTGTAACAACATCATCTATTAAAGTAGACATTGTTTCAGTACCTTCGTCATCCCATACTGCTATTCTATATTTACCTTTATGTTTTTCTAATCTATCTTTTAATACTTGTGTAGATTTCTTATCACCATCTTTTACTATTTCTTTTGCATCTATTAATGCTTCGTAAAATGTTTTATCTGACCTAATAAAGTTTTTAGTTGTAGCAAGTTTCATTCTTTTAAGATATGTATCCACATTTTTTGCTGAGTTTTCATTTAATACTCTGTAGAATACTTCATTGTCTTTACTTCTATACGCTGCTTCATAAATTAAAAACCTAGTAGCTAACTCAATATTTTCACCTGTGTAATCGTAATCTTGCTTTGCACTTTCAAATTCTTTTACAAGTTTCTTTACTTGTCTTTTAACATTTGGATTATCTATCTTTGAAATATGGTCTTTACTAAACCTTATAAAATCTTGAGCAATCTTAGATGAACTACTTCTGTCTATAACTATGCTGTCTAATCCATCAAATATATCTAGCTTAAGCATTCCTCCTTTATTGCCTTTATCAGCAATCCGTATATTGTCTTGAGATAGAGCGCTTAAATTTTTATTAAGTAAATTATTACCTAAATAGTTTTGTACTTGACCTCGTAAAAATAATATGTGTGATTTTTGATTATCACTTAATCCTTGTGTGCTTAATATATTATATGACTTTTCTGTTACATATCTACCAAACTCTGTATATACTACATTGTTATCAAATATACCATAATCAAGACCAAGAGATTCTAACTTATTAAATATAGGATTACCTTGCATTACCTCTCTAGAAGTAGCATCATCATTATAAATTACTTCACCATTAACAATAGATATTTTTTTAACAGATTTTCTTTTTAATACTCCTCTTACTACTTGTGTTAAATCTTGTATTACTTTATCTTGGTCTTTACCATCCATGTCGTCAAACTTAATATCATCTTTTACAAGAGTTCTCGCAACATTAATTAAGTCTGCTTTGGGAACTTTATTACCTAAGTCATCTAAAATAAAATCTAATCCTTTTAAATGGTCAGATTTCCATTCAGAACTTTGGTCTCTATAATCTATAAAATCTCCTTCTCCATCTATGACTTCATTAAAAAATTTATATTTTCTAAAAAATTCATCAACGCCCATTGAAGGAGTTACATCTTCATCTAATGCTTTTTCTTGATATCTAAGTTTAATTTTCTCTCTTTCTTTTATTTCATTCTCAACATAATGATTAACACCTTGACCATCTAAATTATCTATAATAGGATTTAATGCTTCTTTAAAATCTTTACTAATACCTGATTGTAAATCTAATATTTTTTGTCTTTCTTCTTCTGTCTTTGCTTCACCTAATTCATTATTTAGTTTTTCAATTGTAAATTTTTTATTTACTTCTAAAGTACCATCAGCATTTCTATCAATAATCCCTTGTCTTTTTAACATAGAAAGTATTCTTATCTGTCCTTTCTTACCAAATACTTGCATATATGCTAACATTTTATTCTTAGGACTTTCTAATCCACTATTTGTTAATGCTCTAAATAGATTTTCCATTCCTATGTTTTCACTATCTGTTGCTGTATTATAAATAGAATCATATAAAAATTTTACTTCTTCTACTTGAACTCCACTTAATACTCTTACTTTATCTGCTACATCAACAACTCCAGATTCTTTTCTTAAACTATCAATTTTATCGTTATATTCATTTTGAAATTTTCTATTTTCAGGAGCATCTATTTTATTTAATCTAAATCCTCTTAATCCACCCTCTGCTAATAAACCTGGTTCACTAAGTAGTGAATTACCTGATTGTTGTATAATAAAATCTATATCAGCTTGAGATGCAACAGAGTCTTTTAATCTTTTATTACTTATATCATTCAATAACATTTGATATAAGAACTTTGTGCTAGGGTTATTAAATGCAGATAAATCAATACCTGAGTCTAGCAGACTAGATTTAAGCCTTGAAATATTACCAGTTTCAACCTTTTTATTAATTGCTGTACTTGTAGGGTCAAACTCACCTAATGCTACTAATACATTATGAAGTTTAGTTAAATCATCAAACTTTGTTTTATATTCTTCATCTACTTTAATCTTAGATACATCATCTATAATTTTTAACTCACCATCTACTTTTTGCAAAATACCTACATCAAATAAAGCAGTCTTTAATTTATCTGTCATGTTATTTCTTTGAAGATTAGACATAACACCTTTTGTAAATTTTTTACCTTCGTTGTGTATTACTGGCATTAAATAAGAATGAACATCTGAAAATCTAAATTCTGCTCTTGAATCTTTTGGGTCTATAGATGATTGTATTGCTTTCTCAGAATCTCTTACAATATTATATACATCTTTTAATGTATCAGAAGAATTAATTGTTGTTCCTTTATTACTTAATTTTGCTGATTTAGAATCAATAGCCATAGTAGAACGTATAACTGTATCTAAGCTTCTAAATGCATTACGTATTTCTTCTACTGCTTTTTCTCCATCTTTATCTGAAAGCCATTCTTTAAACTCGCCATCTCTTGCTCTATCAAGTAATGTAGTATCTATTTCTATAATTTTAGGTATAGACATTTGCTTACTACTTGTATCGCTAGTAATACCAAAATCTTCAAACTCTGCTTTTTCTATATTTCTTAATACACTAACTAGACTTTCTTTCATCGTAGTAGTTGATTCAGCAATTCTATCTTCATATGCTTTATCAAAATCATCTAGTGTTTTAAAACCTTGCTTTTCTAATATGTTTATTATTTCATTTGCTTGTCGTTCAGATATTTGGTCTTTAGGTATTTTGTATTTAAAGTCTTGACTTAGTAATCCATAAACATATTCCATTCTACCATTATGGGGGTCAATAGGATTACCATTTACATCTTCATAAAATACTCTTTCATCTTCTGCAAGTCTACCTGATTCTACAGATTCATCTTCATCACTAACAATACGTTCATCTTTTAAATACTTAGAAAGTCTTTCATTGTCTCTTGCTAATCCAACTCCAAACATATTTGTATTGCTAGTGAATGTAGTACCAAAGACTGTATTCTTAGTATCAACTCCAACAAATTCTAATGTAGACCTAAGTTCTTGTATTCTATTACCTAAGTCTACTTCTCTTGCAAAGTTACCTCTACGTTGTGTCCAAGCACCAATTAATACACTAGATATATAATCTTCTGCTCTTAATTCATTACCAGTGGCATATGCTTGTACTCCTTGTGTGCCTGCCATCGCTGCTCCAGCTACAAACATTCTAGGGAATATTAATCTATAGTTTTGCATACCCTCTCTAGTTGCCTCAGCTAACATCTCTCTTCCATATATTTTCTTTTGAGACATTAACCAATTTATTGATTTAGTTCTAGCGTCTTTTTCTCCAAGTTCATCTATTAGTTCAGATGTTATTCTTTTTACATTTGTTACTTTACTTTGATTATCAGATAATAATAAATCTTTAGTTTTCTTTTTACCATCTATAGTATAATCAAATCCAGTAGAGAAAGCATTTTTTCTATTGTTACTTGCTATACCAATCATACTATTAACAATGTTTTCTAATGGTTCATTTTCATACATTTTTCTACTTGTTAAGTATGTTCTTAATCCTTGTGCAAAATCTGTTCTTGATTTTAACATCTTACCTAAAGGTTTAAATGGAGCTGTAGCTGCGTTAATTGCTGTACCTGCTAAGAAACCTGTTGCTACAGAATATCCTACCTGACCTAAGTTAAATTCTTCTTGCTCTCCTTTTAACATTTGTTGAGATTGAAACGATGCATCCATTACTGCATCAGATACAGAGAATACAAATGCATCATGCAATGCTTCTGTAGCAAATCTACCAAATCTAGTATTGCCATATTTAGTTCTAGCAAATTGAGATATATTTTGTAATGGTACACCTCTGCTTGCTACTTGCTCTCCCATTTCTAATACTGCATCATATTGAGATTGAGTTATTTCTTTTCTTGCAAGTTTTCTATTAGCACTTTTTGATAAGTTTGCAAAGAAACCAGTTGTTGTATTTGTAAATGCTTCATTAGCAAGTTTATTTTTAGCACTTGCAGATATAGTAGAACCAGCTACTACATTACCAAACTCGTTTGCTAACTTTGATTCTATACCACTTTTAACAGCTGCTTTTTTTATGTTAGCAGTTGCTTTACCAATTGTTTGTCCTTTAGTTGCTTTAGCTATTAAAGCAGTAGCAGGTTTCTGTAAAAGTCTACCAGTTAATTTTAATGGAGCTCCAAGTAAAAATCCAGCTCCTGTACCTACACCACCTAATATAGCTGCTAAAGAACTATCTTCTTGGTATTTTCTCATAGACTCTTGAAAGTCTATTTCTTCTCCTAATGCTTTTTCTGCCCCTATTTCTGCAAGACCTAATAGACCAAATGATGCAGATTCACCAAACTCATATAAACCTGCTCCTACTGCTTGTAATAAAGAAACATTATCTTTTTCTTTTCTTTCTTGAGTTTCTTGTTCAGTTTCTCCAGTTATTCTACGAACAGGTCTTTGACCTAATCTATCTGAAGTAAAAGTAAAAGGGTCTGTAGAATTTTGTTGTTGCTCTTTTCTAAGTTTTAATAGAGCTTCTATTGCTTCTTGAGTAGGCATATATTATTAATTACCAAATTTATCTGTATAATCTTCTAACGTAAGAGGTGGTTTACCTTCTGATGCTCTTTGTTCATTTAAAGAAATTAATTCTTGTTCTGAAGGAATTAATCCTATTCTAGATAAAGATTGTATCATTAATTTATTTCGTAAAGCATTTTTATCTTGACCTTTAGTTTTTAGATTTTTATTTACAATATCTAATATTTGAGAATCTAATGCTCCAGATTCAAATGATTGGTCAAAAGATTGATTTCTCATTAATGCAAGATTATTTATATCTAAATTATTAACAGCAACATTAAGTTCAGTTTCAAATTGTTTTACTAAATCTTTTTTAGTATTTAAATCATCATATAATCTATTCATTGATTCAAATAATGGTTGAAATGATTGTTCAGACCTTTCACCTTTATTTACTAACATTTGATATGAAGCTATTCCTGTTATTAAGCCTGGGTATTGCTCTACTATTTTACCAAGAAACTTAGCTTGTTTTTTATCTTTAGCATGTCTTGAGATATTATTTTTTACTTCTTGTATGTCTTTACCTTCAAACTCCCCATCAATTGTATAATCTCTAGTTGCTCTAAATAGTGCATTCATTCCTACATTTCTTTTAAAATCATCTACAATATCTTGTTTATTATTTACACTTTTTGTTTTTATAGCAGCTGTTAAATTATCTAATTCTGTTTCTTTAATCGTATTATATCTTGTTTCAGCAATTAACTCAGCATTTCTAGCTTCAGCTTCTAATTTTCTTTTTTGTAATGAAATATATTCTGGAGATGATTCTCTTCTTTCTTTTTCTAAAGCAAGTTCAGCAGATTGTAATTGTTTACTAAATAGTTTAGAAGTTCTTTCTTCATCTGCTCTTCTCATTCTCATCATTTCATTTTGTCTAGCATTCTCTAATTGTTGTTGTCTTAATCTTGTAGCCATATCCATCATAGATAAAGACCTATCAATCTTTTGACGTTCTCTTTCTTGTTTATATTTTAATAATGAGTTTAATGATTGTAATGCTTGTGACATAATGTTATCCGAATATACCTAGATATTTTGATTGAGATTGTTGGTCTGCTAACTTTCTTTGCATATCTAATTGTTCTTTTTGAGATTGCATTTCAAATTTTGTTTTTTCAAAATCAGATAATATTGAAGCTAAGTTTTTAGTAAGACCAATATCTAAGTCTTCCATTTTAGTAGTATATGCACTTCTTATATTTTTAATCATATCGTTATCCATAGACATACTAGCAAAACCAGTTGCTTTACTTATTGCATCTTGTTGTTTTCTAGCTTGCATAATATTTTGTTGCCCACTACTGGAAACTATATCTGAAGCTCTTCTTCCTTCAAAAACTGCTGATTGCAAACTTGGATTAAGAGTTTTATCAAATGCATCTTTAGCTTTTCTCATTTTTGATGAAGCATCTTTTAAATAATCTGATTGTATTCTTCCTTGTTCTCTAGCTGAACTAGTGTTACTTATAGACTCTAATAAACTTAATCCTGCCATTACATATTGTATCATACTTTACCTACTTACAAAATCTTTAATAAAACTAATTGAATCTTTATCTTGTATTTCTAATTGACCTCTTAAATTTGCTCCCTTAAAATCATCACCAAAAAATACATCTAATTCTGGATTATAAACTTTAGATAATAAATTTTTTAATTCTTGTTCTCTTTCAGACACTAAAGATGAAAATTTTTCTTTATTTCTTTTATCATATTTAGGAAGTCCTTTTAAGTTTTTTCTTGCTATTTTTAAATCTTTTATTTTGTCAGACAAAACATCAGCAGTTATTTTTCTAGTTTCTTTTGTATTTTGGAAATTAGCTTTAGCATATCTTTCTGATATTGATTCAGTAGGTTCGTTTATAGGTTGAGACATTGTATAATCACCGCCAGTTATTTCTCCTCCAAGTAAAAAACTTGCTAAATTATTATTTTCAATTAATTCAGGAGCTAATGGACCTCTAGTAAAATTTGGTTCTAAAGGACTACCTGTTTCACTTTCAACAATTATTTCATTAATATTTTTTTCAGTAGTATCTTTTTTAATTAAAGGTTTGTCTACACTATCTTGCAATGATTCTATATCTGTATCTTTTCCGTATATAGATGAAAAATCTTTAGTAAGTGTTGGCATTCCTTCTGAGCCTAATTGTAATGATGATTGTAATGTTGGAGATTTACTATCTAAAGGTTCTCCTTCCATAAATCTATCTAATAAATCTGTTTGCTTTAATGCTTTTGCTTTTTCTCCCATAGCAGCTACATCATATTTACTACCTAATACATTTTCACCTAACATATATTGTTCTTTTTCTTCAGTTAAGTAAGAAGTTAAAGAACCTTTCTTCCCTTTTAATACATCCATTAATGATGCTCTATTAGGATTTTCTATTGTAGTTACACCACCTGCTTTACGAACTGCTTCAGGTAATGATTCTTCAAATGCTTTTATATTAGATTCTAATTCTGCTTTTTGTTTTAATCCTTCTCCAAATGTAGATGCTAATTCTAATCCAGAAGCTGCTGTAGCAAACATTGTTTCTTTTTGTTTTGCTTCTAAATCTGCCATCTTTGATGAAAAATCAGCTTGTTGTAATAAACTTTCTACATTTGCTAATTGTTGAGATACACCTCTTTCAGCAGATGATTTAGACCTAATTGCTGATTTTATTTGCGCTGCTGTTGCCATAATCTACTATATACTTTTACTATTTAATTTAATAAACAAATTATTCTATTTCAATGCTATTATGAGAAATCATTTCCACTTTGTATTCGTTGAGCAGATGCTTTATAAGCTACATCAACTGAACCAGATATTAAATTTTGATACCTTATACCATTACTAGCATCCCATGTAATTGCTCCAAAAGTTCCACCATCTTCATAATAGTGAACTACATAATTATTTGACATATCTACTGGGTCTACTAAAGTTGCATTCATTCTAAAACAATATCCAACACTTAATCCTTCTTTGTTTCCATTATTAAAAGCAACAGTTACCAACCATACAGTTCCATTAATATTATCATCATTAGCTGCACTAACTATTGGTAAATAACCATTAGCACTTAATGTACCTTCAGCTACATAAGTAAAGTTTCTCATTAACTTTTGAGTATCTAATTGGTCAAATTCAACACTATGAGTAGAACAATTTATTGCTTCTCCTGAATTTTTAAATAATGTAGTAAGTTCACATAAACCATGAACTTTTACTCTTTCATTTCCACTATGAGGAGTTAAACTAGAACCTACTCCAATATCAATAGGTCCTGTAGCTCTCATTAATAATCCTGTAGGATTGCCATTATTAGCGTTTTCTGCTCTTATTCTTATATTATTTTCACTTCTTACATCGACTCCATAATCAGAACCTTTTGATGCTATATTATCACATTCTATAAGTATTCTATTAAAACAAGATGCAGTATTATTTGAATTTGTTTTAAGATGTATTCCGTCAAAAGATGAATTATGACTATTTCTATTTTCAATTAATAATGTATTAGCAGCTGTTCCAGTTGCTTCAATTGTTACATCTCCTGCTCCAGTCATAACTGCAGTATTACCAAAATCTATATCAGCAGTTCTTGTTGTATCAAAATCTAAATTATTACATTCCATTGTTAAATCGTCTGTAGCAATCATATCAATAGTAGAATTAGTGCTTATATTTATTGCATTAGTTCCAGATATTTCAAATATACCATCATTGGTATTTATTGTTGTTTGGTCTAAAGTAGTTGCTCCATCTACATCTAGATTGCCTACATTAGTTATATTGTTACTTCCAAATGATTGATTACCTGTGTATGCAACACTACCATCTTTTTTAATAAACTCACCATGACTATGAGAACCTACTCCTCCACCACCACTAGATACAGTTCTAGTTACGTCTCTAGTTTTAGGCATATCACCTTGCGAACCTACTGCTACCCAACTTCCATTTTGTTTTACATACTGAACTAATCCAGAATCTTCTATTTGTCTATATGCTATATCACCTTCGTTACCTTGATTACTATCAGGCTTACCACTACCAAATGTAGGTTGCTTAGACTTTTGATGTAATAATTGTCGTTCTTCTCTAGTCAATCCCATTATTTAATATTCTTTAATCTATATATAATTGTTATATCATTTATTTCAAATGAAGCTCCACAACCTCCAGTTATACTTAATTGAAAACTATATATATTATTTGCTTCAGATGAAACATCAGGTTTTAATTCTGCTTGATGCCATTGTGTTAAATCTGTTTTATCATGTAATGGACTATCATCTGTAGAACCTGTTGGTTTTCCTGTTGTACCATCTGTTCCTTCAAAACTATATGGAAAATCTGTATCTCCATTTACAGAATATTTTACAGTTAGACCATCAGCATCGCCTTTATAATTAATTCTAACTCTATATATTTTTTTTCTTATTGAAGGTTGTCCAAAATCTATATCTTTAGTTTTATATATTAATGCTTGTGTATCTTGAGAAGAAGTTTGATATGTTGTAAACATACTTGTAGTTCCAGAAATAGTAAATAAATTTTGGTCAGCGTCTAAAGCAAAATTACTATGAGTTGTTCCATCAACAGGTGTTATAATATCTCTTATGTATGTCCATGCTTTTAATACAAAATCAAAAATATAAGCATCCTTATCCATATTCTTTATCATTAATTGTTTCTTTTTAGGAATATATGCTATATGAGAATAAGCCATTGTAGTATCGTCAGCACTCCCATCTTCTGCATCCGTAACATGGTCTTTCCAATCAGATTCATTAATTAATCTAACTCCTTGTTTTTCAAGTAAGTCTATAACATTTCTACCATCATATAAGAAACAACCATGGTCATTAAACCAAGCAACTCCCATATCTGTTCTTACTACATGATAATCAAATGCGCAACCTTTATTTCTATATGTATCTTCTAAAAAGTCTACACTTTCTGAAACATTAATTATATATAAACTATGTTGTTTAAATTGAAGTATTCTATCTGCGTATGCTTCTAATTTAACAATACTTTCTCCATCTCTTATAACTACATCTACTGAACCCATTCCTTCTGGAAATGTATCAAATCTATTTACCTGACTTTTAATAATTCTATCAGGATGTGTTTTTCCATCTTGTTTAATATTACCTATATATACTCTTCTACCATGCACTACAGCAGTTTTATATTGAGCATCTAATGATTTTACTTCTGTAGAAAAACCATTTATAGTTTTAAATGTATCTATTGTATTTGCAGTTTCTGGAGATATTCCTTTTATTAAAGCAGTTTTACCTAATATGTTTCCTGTTGTATTTGATGTATTAGTCATCGTATATGAAAGTGTATCTGCTTCTGGTAAAAACTTAAATCCTTTTTCAATAAAATCTAATTCACCAATAAGAAAGTAATTATCATTCTCTTCTTTTTTATAATATAATCTAGAACCACTTATTCTTTTATTTAAACTATATGCACTTCCACTTGTGTTATGACTACATATATATGTATCAAATTTAAGTAATACAGGACTACCTACTATATTAATTTTATTTACATTTTCTCTATCAGTTAATGTTCCATCTTCATCTACATCGTTAAATGTAAATGGTAATGATTCCTGTTTATTTTCTACATCATATAAATAAGAATAATGAAATGTATATAAGCCAGGTTGAAATGCTTCTAATCCTTGATTTTCTGCAATAACAGGTCCACTCATTTGCCATGTTGGAGATGCATTACTACCTGTTCCAGTTGTACCATTTTGTAATGCAGTTACAACCCAAGCATCATTTGATTGGTCAATACTTCCACCACTTCCAATACTATTTGTATTATCTGGAGAACAAACTAAAATATTCCAACAATCTGGTTTTAAATTATCTACAGAAAATTTCCAAGTAATTGAAGATGTTAAGACGCTTGCAATTCTAGTAGTAACTAAAACTTGACCTAAATTATCATATTCAGATTTTTTAATATGAAATCCAAAAACAAAACATTTATTATCACCTAATGAGAAATCTAAACTTTGGTCTCCGCCTTTACTAACTAATCCATTTCCACTTGAAGTAAATTTAACATTATTATCTCCTAATAATTTTAATGGACTACTAGAAACGTCTGAAAGAGTTGCTCCACTTACATCATAATTCCATCCAGAAGCAGTATTAGATAATAATTCATTATATTGTATTCCTACTCTTAAATTTACTGCGCTATGTTCTACTACATCATCTGCGTCTGTTCCATTTTCTATTACATTACCTATATATTCAGATGCTGAAGAATTAATACCATTTGTATCACTACCTACTTCTGGATTTGATATTAAACATTTACCTAATGTTGGAGTTGCTAGTGATTGTTCTACGTTATACCATCCAATAGAACCAGAATCTGCATTTAATGAATCAAATCTTTCATCACTAATATATCCAAACCATTGACTATTTTCATTTAATCCTGCGTCTGATACTCTTACTACTCCATCAGCAGAATAATAAACTGGTATAGATGTATTATCCATTAAAATTTTATTATTATCCCACCCTTCACTATCTTTTACATCAATTCCTTTATCACTTCCATTATCATATAAAAATATTAATGTTTCATCAGCAATATCTCCATCTAATTGTCTATCACTAGACATAACAAATAAACCTCTATTAGGAAGTATAGTTAATGAATTTGAATCACTACCATGAGAAGGCGCACTAAATCTGCCAGATAGTTTTAACTTACCAACAGCATCTATTGCTATATCTCTAAGGTCAGGAGATTCGTTCTCTCTTATATCTCTAGGGTCAGAATTAGTATTAAGACCTCCATGAAAATCTTCTATTTTAAAAGATTCTTTAGGCACTATCTGCCTCTAATTTCAGAGTCTCTAGATTCTTCGTATTCTATATCTTCTACTATATATCTTTGAGCAGTTTCTGGAAGTTCGCAAACAGCACAATCTTCTGTACTAAAGTCTGTACCATTTTCATATGCTATTTCATCATGTTTAAAAACATCTAATCTAAGACCGCCTTCTTTACCAGATATGCGACCTCCACCTCTTGCTATTTCCTGTAAGGTATCATCCTGTTCAACAATGCTTTCCTTTTCTTGCATCCTCCACACTCCTTTATTTTGCCTCTAGTAACTACGTTAATAGCTCTACCGACTGTATCTCCGAAGCCTGTATCGTCTCCGAATAAATCTATATTTATCTTCATTAATATGAACTAGCCTGTTTAGCTAATCTTTTTTTCATTCTATAGTTAGCAGCTTTAGCTCTATCTGTTCCTCTTTTAGAACCTTCATCTTTAACACTAGTATCTGGCTTTTGAGTCATTTTCATTTTACCATAACTTTCACAATCAGATTGAGACTTATAACCCATCTTTTTCCAACCTACTTTACACTTTGCTTTACTTGGCATTACTTTCTACCTTTCATTGCTTTCTGTATAGCAGCTGACCTTTTACTTTCATAAGATGACATTTTGCCATCTTTGTTCAAATCACCAACTTTTTTCTTACCATATGACATACAATCACTCATGCTTTTGTATCCCATTTTTTTCCATCCAGTTTTACATTTCATTGCACTTGGCATCTTTTTTCTCCTTTTATTATATGTTCTACGCATGCCTCCAGTTTTTAAAGAACTACCACGACCTGTATCTTTACTAGATACATCTGCTAATCCTATAACATCAGGCATTATTTTTTCTTTCTATAATAGTTACTCATTTTTTTCTTAGCTTTTTTACCAGCTCTATAAGCACCTACAGCACCTGCTATAGCAGCTCCTTTTGGACCAGCTGCTTTCATACCAGCCATACTTGGTGCTATTGCTCCTGTTACTGCTTTATCACCTAAATATTGTAATTCAGCATATGTCATTTTACGGCAACCACCTTTACCATCTGGCAATTTACCTCTACCGCATCGTTTACTTTTTTTACCTTTTGGCATAAAATACTCCTATTATCTTTTTGATTTCATGTCGACAACAGCTTTATTTGTAGTTTTCATTTTTGCTTTTTTTATTTTAGCGTTTGAAATACAATACGTTTTACCGCCATCTTTTACTGTTCTATGTCCTTGACTACAAGTAACACCTTGTTTTTGAGGTTTAACACCCCTAATTATATCATAACCTATAGAAAGACCTACAGCTGCTTTACCTGCTAATCCAAGTTTGCTAACTACTTTTCTTGCTAAAGATTTATTACTTTGAGATTTAGCTAATTTATTAAAAGTTTTTACAGTTCCACGACTAAGTTTTTTTGGTTTTACTTTTTTAGCAATAGCATCTTTTGGTTTTGCAAATTTTGATGCTCCATCTAATTTATTTTGCCTTCGCATAGCTTTTCTTTTAGCATTTGCTTCATCATATTTTTTCTTACTCATTTTTGGCATAATATACTCCTATTTCCAACTTATTCTTTTACTACTCGTTTTCTTTTTCATTGCAGAAGTACATTGAGCCATTGTAGGTCTGCATGCTGGGTATGATTTTCTTTTTTCACCTTTACGTCTTCCACATGGTTTTCCAGTTTTACAATCTACCCAACCTTTACCTTGATTGCGAGAAAACCATTTTCTTAATCCTTCTTTAGCCATTACTTTTTCTTTGAGTTACCCCAATTAGCTGCTCCAACTTTTCTGCATTTACTCAATGCACCTGAAGCATATGCTGATGGCCATACTTTATACCTTGCTTTAACTTTATAATAACAAGCATCTTTCTTAGACATTTAACACCTCCAACGTCTTCTAGCTGCACAAATCCTCTTATCAGGAGTCTTTGAACAATTAATTCCATGCATTCTCATTTGACCTGCAGAACGACTACAATAACTTTTTCTACGTTTTGCTGATTTACTACCAGGCTTTACTTTACCAGTTACTGCTGTTTTTAACTTAGAACCTGGGTTCATTCGTCTATAAGCTGCTACACCTGCTCGTGTCATTCCAGCTCCAGACTTAGTGGACCGAAAGTTCTTTTTATTTTTAGCAGGCATTTTACCTTGTTTACGAGCCATTTTATAATCCCATTCTTACTAATACTTTATCAAGTCTATCTTGTAAGTATGCAATAGATTCTTCTATTTTTTGTATTCTACTTTCTTCAATAGAAGGTTTTACTTTTTTAACTTTAGATTTTTTAGTATCCATTATTTCCACACCATTCTAATTGCTACAGATAAGATATCCATACTTTCTTTTGCAATAGCCTGTTTCTCTTTTGTAGACAATTTACCATCTTTCATAGCTTCATTATATTTTTCAGCTACATCTTTAAATTCTTTTAAGATAGGTCTCCATTTAACTGCTACAACGCTCATATAACCACCAATTAAAATAGCAACTAAGTATGCAAAATTACTTAATGATAACCATTCCATTATTTATTCTCCTTTAGTATTTGTTTTATTTCTGCAATGTCTTCCATCATTACATCTAGTTTGTAAGTTATTAAATTTCTATCAGCAATTACTTCTCTTTTATCTGCTTTTAATTCTAATTCTTCTTTTAGTAAATCAACATCATACTTCATAAAACCAAATGCTAATGTTACAGAGCAAATTAAAGCTATTATAGTTACAATGTTTTCAAGTGATATATTAGTATTTAACTTCATTAGCTTTTTCCATTTAATCTGCTTATAACTCCCTTGATTTCAGACACCTGATTATCTAAGTCGTTTATTTCTTTGGTTAAGTCATCAAATTTTCTATCTAACTTTTCATCAGACTTATTCCATCTATCTATTAATTTTATAACCATTCCTTCCATATTTTCAAGAGTTTCGCTCTGCCCCTTGTTCTCTATCTTTAATTCTTCTATTGCGTTGGCTTGCTCGTTTCCTCTTTTGCTCATTGAGTATACTAAGTACACTAATAAAGCCCCTACGACACCTATCATACCCGCTTCGCTGTAAATCTCCATGAAGTTCATTTTTACTCTTTTTCTTGTTTAATACACTTTTCGCAGACTCCAAGATATATTTCCCCTTTTGGTTTATTACAAAATATGCAATAATATGGGATTTTTTTCATCGGACTCTCCGTAGTTCCCTGTTAATAAAATAGTTATGATTAAAGTCATCTTCAGTTAAGATTACTTTCTTTTCCTTTTTTTCTTTCCCCAACTTAAAGGGTTTAAATTTAATTCTGTTTCGTACCATTCTAATTGTTCTTGCATTTTATTTATTTTTACTTCTTCTTCTGCTATATGTTTATTGACAAGTTCTTCAATGTTAGTGTCAGCGAGTTCCACTCTTCGTTCAAGTTCCTTAATTCTATTTTCAATTTGTAGGTACGAATAAACAAGTCCAGCGATAACCACAACTGACTGAATAAGCCACTTAATATTGATAGATATAATAGCGTTGTCATCGACCATAGCTCCACGATATGACCTTGCCGTTTTAGGTTTGGCATTACTCATACCTCATAACCAGCTATACTCCAACCACCATCACAACTTCCAAGAAGAACTAATCCACCAAGCACTATTATTAAAAATGCTATAATAGATACATAATCTTTCCAATCTTCGTTCATATTACCATCCACCAAGCAGCTGCTGTTTCAACAAATATATCTGAAGCAGTATTAATTGCCCATCTTTGTTTTGTTCCATATGTTTCCTCTGTACCTTCAACATATACTTCGAATATTTCCCATGCAATACCTATGATTAATACCCATAAGACTGCCCATAAATCTGATGCACCTAACCATTGTGCTACTTTTGCTATAAATAAACCAGCGGCTATATGATAAGATGTCCATCCATCTAATGCACCTGAACTAACTTGCCAACTATAAAATGTTGCTAAAGGATTTTTCATTTAATTAACACTTTCTGATTGTTTAATTCCTTGACCATTATTAAACCAACTTGCTTCTTTGTTTTCATCTTGCATTAACATTTTAGTATATAATAAATCTAAATGTTTAATAAGCATTGCTACTTCTGGCATATGTATAACTAATTCTTTTTTAGAAGAGGGTTGTTCTTCTCTTTGTATACTATTTTGTTTATTATATATTTCTGCTAATGTCATTTCTTTATATGCTTTGCACCAAAGTTTTCTACAATTCTAGATAGTAATTCTGCTTTAGTTTCACTATCACTATAACTAATACTACGCACATCATACCAAGCTTTTATTTCTGCTTTAGTATTTGATTCGTCAGGAAACTCAGATTGTAACGTAGCAATACCACCTATTACTTGATGTTTGCCTACAATTAATCTACCATGACTATACCCACAATTATCTTCGCATTGAGATACGTAGTATTCTTCTATATTTTTAAAACTATCAGAACGTCTTACAACATTTCCATCTATTTCAACAAAGTAATCATAACCAGCAGAAGGGTAAGTCAAGGTTTCGACAGTTCCATCAGCATACGTTTTAGTGCG